GACTACAGTGATATATATTCAGAAAAAGTATTTGAAGAACATACACTAAATCCAGCAGCTTATCATGGTTCTTCTTATACATCATCTTTTGACACATTAAATAGGTTTTATCCTATGGGTGTAGATGCTCTTAGATATGACCATTCTACTTATAGATTCGTATCTTCTAGTCATCCTAATAGACTAAAATCACAATACACTACAGCTAGTTTTAGAGGATTTACGGGGTCTCAAGAAAATCAATATAAACCTTATTCAGAAATTTATTACAGCTACTCACCTTCCATAGGAGCAAGTGTCATAAAAAGCGACAAGATACGAATAGAAGAATCTTTTTATACTAATCAATTATCTCCGGAAAAAAGAGTACAGATAAACACCTTTGATACAGACCCTGTTGATTCAAATAAGTTAGCCGTAGTGTTTAGCCCAACGGATCAAGTAAATAGAGATATAGCAAATCAATATGGAGGTATAGATTTGGATAATTTGATTGGAGACCCTTCTGATTTATATAGGGATGAATACAATAACCTTAGAATAAACAGAGAAAATTATTGGAAGAAGTATAAAAATAGAAACAACTACAACAAATACATAGAAATATTTTCACTGTATGATTATTCTATATTCGAGCAGATAAAGCAATTAGTTCCAGCTAGAGCAAATCTTATTGCAGGTATTTTATTAGAGGAAAATATATTAGAAAGGGCTAAAGTCGCAAGAAAAAACCCTTCTATGACTAATCCGCAATATGAAAAAACAATCATAAAAACCGATAGTCAAGTAGGAGAATATATTTTGTACACAGGTTCTATAAGCTATGCACCTCCGGTAGAAATATCACATAAAAAATATACAGCATCCTTAGATTTTAACCTATTACCTGATTTTGAACAAATAAAATATAGCACGAGTACGGACATGCCTCCTGACGTGGAATTAGAGTACAGAAAATATAAATCAGAATTGCCTGTAACTGTGACTCCCGACTTTAAGCATGAGAAAATAACATCCACTTTAGATTATTATGATGGATACTCTTTATTATTTTCAGATTTAGATTCTCATAAAGTGAATCAAAATGGAAAATTATATGAATTTGGCGGGGAAACATACTTATACAAATATGAAAATCTAATGGACACCATAGAAATGAATAGAGATATGAAATACATGTACTCTATATCAGAAAATGGAAAATTAGAAGAAATACAATCAACAATCAATCTAGATAATGATGTATTCAATGTAGATTCAGAAAATTCATCTTTACATCTAAATAACATCTCTAACATATCAAACATAGGAACATTAGATTATGTAAAAGGAATCATCAGCTTATATAATACAAATGGAATAAATGATGAAAATGACATTAATTCAAACATGGAATCATTATACTATTTTGATGATGAAAGGAATTTAATTGAAACATACGCAACTTTAAACAGGCATTTATCGTTTATAGGAAATGTGTTGCATGTTAGCGGATCTACAGAAGAAAACATTGCTTATAGATTTAAAAGAAATGGAACATACAAAGATAGAATATTAAATAGAAGAAAGATTAATTTTTATGATGGAAACACAAATGTAATATCAAATGATTTTAAATTGGATTCATCATGTTATAAGATAGAAAATATAGTGGGTAAAGTTACTAATTTCAATATCAATAATTTTTACAATGCCAACAATGCATATAGTTATGTTTTGTCATCTAGTTTCCATAATTTTAATTCTACACTAACTAAATTGCAACTAAAAGAATATTTATATAAGAATGAATATGTAATAAATGATGCTGGAAATATTTATAGGAATAAATTGTATGTTACTCAATCTATTATAGAATCTGAAAAAACTAATTTAGCATATAAAAAAGTAGTATATCATTACTCATCTAGCACCGCCGTAAATTATTCTTCACAATATCAAAAAAATCTAAACCTGGCGACATTGATAAACACAAAAAATTACTATTCATCTTCTCTAGTTCCTACTAACTACCAATACGTTGAAGACTCTGTACCTAATAGACTTAGATTCACTGGCTGTAAATTAACCGGATTAGATTTTAATGTGGATACAACGGACACTATTGACGGTGGACCTGTGGTAGAATACAGAGAAGTTAGCGCGAATCAAATAATAGTGTAAAATATTATATTTCAAAGTATTTATTATAAAACAAACAAAATGGGATACCTAAACAATAACCAAATAACAGTAGATGCTATTTTAACCCGCAGAGGACGGGAATTACTTGCACGAGGAAGAAATGAATTCCAAATTACACATTTTGCATTAGCCGATGATGAAATTGATTATTCATTATGGAATACAGATCATCCACTAGGTACGGCATATTATGGAATTACCTTAGAGAACATGCCATTAACAGAAGCTGTAGTGGATGAAACTCAAATGATGAAGTATAAATTGGTTACATTACCTAAGAGAACGGTTAGAATACCAATTATATCTGTAGGTCAAACAGCAGTGACTCTAACAAACGGAGAAGAAATAACAATATCTCCAAGAACTATAAATTTTGAAGGCGGAAATACTACTTTTGGATATACCGCAACTTTATCTGATAGCGATGTTGCTTCCTTTGTTGGTGTAACTAGAACTCCGGCACAAAATAATGGTCAAGACGTAGCTCCTTCAACGCCTAGAACGATTACAGATACAGAAGCTGCACAAGCTATAAGCGTAACTGGATTAGGATTCACTTTAAAAGCAAAGGGTTCTACGCTAAATCAAAGAAAGGCTACGTTAGCAATAGTAGGAAACGAAACCGGAGGTAGAGTATCCATTAGCTTAACAGTGAATAGAATTACTACAGGAACAACTCCTGGAGCTGGAATAACTGAATAAACAATAAAATAAAAATGGCAAATACAGATATATTTACTACATTCAATACAGCCGATATTGTACCTAACCAAGAGGAAGTAATTACTAGAGCTTTATTTTCAAATAATGACGGTAATTTAACAACTTTTTTTACATCTTCCGGACAAACGGCTACTCAAAAGAGATATTATTACGAAATTTTTAATAGCTCTTCAAATGCCCTAGGCTCCGAAGCTCAATTTAGCATTGCTTACGGTCAATATAATGGCTCTGGCTCTGCTGATGAAGGAGGTCAAATAAACGACACTCCTACTCGAGCTATTTATGGTCAATACAAACAATTATGTCTAGATCCTGGTGAGAGAAAATTTACGGTTAATGGAAAATCAACAGACAGTATTTACGTAATTAATGTAAATAGAGCTAGATTAAGAGAATCATTAGATGTAGGCACTTTAGAAATTAACATAGCTCATTTATCTGGATCTCAATTTATTAATGGACCCGGACAAAATTCTACGCATACCGGATCTAATGTTAGACTAGCCGGAAATGGGAGATACATGAGGCTAATTGATGACTCTAAATCCAATCCCGCCTCTGTAACTACAGCTGGAAAAGTTTACAACTTAGTATCAGGATCCTTAGAATCAGGTGTATATAATCCTAGCAATCCTCAAAAATTTGGTTTAGTATTTCCTAACTTAGGTATTGTTGTAATGGACGGTACAGCACTTGACAAATCCGCTTCGTTCGGAACAGTATCAGGTTCTGAAGTCGCCGGAGATAATGCTTTTAAATTATACAGGTCTATGTCCGGTTCTGCTAAATTCCAAGATTTATCAGGAGATAAATTAGGATTTCAAGCTAGAAGTTCTGAAAAAGTGAAATCTACTCACTATTTTGTAAGAATTAGGAATGACAGATATAATTTTAGCAACAATCCAACATTTATAACAGGTTCAGAAGGAGACTTCTCACAACCCACTTTTATAAATGATCCTAAAGTATATATTACAACAGTAGGCATGTATTCTGATTCTTATGAATTACTCGCAGTAGCTAAACTGTCAAAACCTTTACAGAAAAGTTTTACCAGAGAAGCTCTTTTGAAAGTAAAATTGGATTTCTAAGAATCAATATTTAATAGCAAAAACATAGTGTGCAATGGATTTTATGGACTTTGAAGTATATTATTATTTATCAGAAGAAGATAAACAAAGCTATTTAAATAGTATAGGTTTTAATAGGGTGGATTATTTAATCTCTTATAATACATGGTTCTCTAATCCCAATAACCCTATAACTAATAGTGTAACTAAAACAATAAATATAAGAGCATGTTCAAATGGAAATCTGATAAATAATTCTTTTGTTATATCAGGAACTTCTTTTGACATAGATAATAAAGTAAATAGTTTTTTAAATACTTTTGACTCTCAAAAACCATTAAACACAGACTACACTTATACGGTAGGAATAGATGAACCAGCCGCTCCATTTCCCTGTATTTCTACTACAGTTACTTTACCCGGCCCTCCTCCATCTAGCACCTTTACTTTATATTATGGTTATTGCTTAAGAGGAGTTGCAACCACCTCCGAACAAACATTCCCGTTAAGTACAGACAGGAATCAAGCCGCTCTTAGTATTTATGAAAAATTAATTAATACCTCGGGTGTTGACCCCTTATCTATTAGGAGTAGTCCTTCAGTTATCCCCGTAAATACAGTACCATGCTCTACCACACCCACTCCGCCTCCATCTTCACAAAATGTATCTTTGTATATTGTATATTGCAATGGGGATCAAGTAAAAACTGAATTAAGAACAATATCAGTATCATCAGACCCTACTAAAATAAACGATGATAAGAGTAGGCAAAGAGTTTCAATACAAAGAGAACTAGAAACTCAATACAAGGGAGTATATGTAGATTTTACCCCTCCATTATCATTTCCTAATTGTCAAACCGGAAATTCTGACACTTTATATGCCATTTATTGCGATAAAGGTTCTCCACAAAAGAGTCAGACTACAATTATATCTAATAATGTAGATGAAAAAAATAGAAAAAAACTAGATTATGAAAATACTCTTAGAGGTTTAGGTTTCACAAGTCCTGAAACTGATTTTACTCCTTTTAATAGAGACGCCTCTTGCGGATCCACATCACCAACAGATAACTTATCAAAAGCAAAAGAAGTAATTCTTAAATACTGCGACAATGGAGTTGTAAAAACAGTAACAAATATAATTGCTTATACAAATGAAAATGATTTTAATACTAAATTAAATCAGTATAAACAACAATTACTTGGTCAAAATGGTATTTTAACAAGCGTTAGATTATCTATAAATGACCCAAAAGTATCAATCGGTATAGACCAAAATCCTCCTGACCCTACATGCGGAGGACCTAAGATTAGGGAAGTATATATATCTTTCTGTGACGCAAATAACAAAGTTAATAGACTTATCGCAAATGTTGCTTTTGATAACAGCAAACCATACGATATATTTCAAGCTTCTATAGACTCCGTTATAAAAGAGAACGTTACAGATAAAGGAGGAAAAAACCCAAGATACAATATTGGTTCATATCCATCTGATCCAACTTGTCTAGGACCGGAAGGAGAAGGAGATAAAACAGGTGAAATAAAGACAGGTACTTTAAAAGTTCAAATACAATTTGTAGAAAATGGATTAATAGTTGATGCAACTACACAACTTAGACCTGCGGTAAATGTAAATGGAAGCAAACCTTTGCCTTCTTTTATTGATTCTAATTTACTAAAACTTGGTCCTTCAGCTTCTTCTTACACATACGAAATAGACAATAAAAGCTATTTCGTAAATTCGTCAACTATTAATACATTAACTTTTAGCACTATTCCCGGATGGATTACTCCTTCTCCGTTCACTTTTTCTTTACAAAGACCCGAAGATAATGCTCCTCCGGGAACAAGACAGTTCGGTAATTATTATCTATTCAGATACACTAGAACAACTGGAACAACTGGAGGTGGATCACCTCCTTCTCCTGAACCTGAAGGGCCCTCCCCTTCTCCTGAACCTGAAGGGCCCTCCCCTTCTCCTGGACCAGGGCCTAGCGGCCCTAGTCCTACGCCACCTTCTCCAACGACTACTACTACTACTACCACGCTAAGGGTTCCGGAAACTTTTTGGTTAAAAAGAATTAATCCTATAGACAATAGAAAATATATATTTGATATTACAGAAGGTCTTTTTTCAAATGACGAAAGAAATTTAGTTACTTTCTTTACAGGTAGTACTTCTGAGAATTATAGTAGATATTATACACATGTATATGATGAAAATCCTAAAACATCATTAACATCTTCTATTCAATTTAGCATAGCCTATGGTCATAGTGGAGGTTCCGGATCTTTAGACGAAGGAAATAAAATTAATATAACTCCTACTAGAGCTATTTATAGCCAGTATAGAAATTTAGTTTTAGGTAGACCTGATATTAAATTCAATCTTACAGGAAAAGAAACTGATAGTATATATGTTATAAATTATCAGTCGAAGAGATTGAAAGATAGGTTAGATGCAGGTGTTTTAGAACTAAATATTGCACATCTATCCGGATCTAGATTCTTGGCAGGTGGAGGAACTAGAGCTACACACACCGGCTCTAATGTAAAATTAGCAGGTACTAATAGAGTTCTTAGATTGATAGACGATTCTAAAATAAATATAAATCCAGACTATACAGATGTAGGATATTCTTATAATATAGTTTCAGGAACTTTAGAAACAGGAGTTTATAATGAATCTAAACCTCATTATTACGGTAAATTAATTCCTTCTTTAGGTGTAGTCATTTTAGATGGAAATAAATTAGACTTGTCGGCATCTTTTGCAACATCTAACGCATCGGAAATTGAAGGATATAATGCAATTAAGTTATATAAATCATTTTCGGGATCTGCATTAGTACAGGATATTAGCGGGGATTATTTAGGAATGAAAGCTAGAAGAGTAATCAGAGAATACAACGATTACTATTTTATCCGAATTAATAACAGAGAATTTAATTTTACAAATAATAACAGTTACTTTATTTACAATAAGAAAGAGGATTCTAGAAGACCGGGAGACTTATCTATGCCATTAGACCCTAATTCACTAGAAGGTATGGAACTTACCAAAAGACTTACAGAAACCAATGGAGAAATTTATGAGAATTTTGTAAATAATCCTCAAGTTTATATCACTACAGTAGGTCTTTATAATGCTCAAAGAGAACTTGTTGCAGTGGGAAAACTAGCTAAACCCATACTAAAAAACTTTACAGAAGAATCTATATTTACTGTAAAACTTAAGTATTAATATGAGTACATTCGCGCCAATAAGAGGTGAGGATTTTAATATTACCCCGTTTGAAGTAAACAAGGAGTATTATATCCTCACCGGAAGTTATTCAAAACAAGGTTATCAAGTACAGCAAGGTCTTTACTATAAAGGCCCTATTCATATCAGTTCATCAAAAGATATCACTTATCCTAAAAATACAGATGGGTCTTATAAGTATATTGTTTATAATTCACTAAACCACTTGTATTATAAGAGAGGTTTTGCATGGGCTAATTCTTTAGAGGGATGGGACAGAAATAGAACTACTAAGAATTTATTTTTAACAGCTAGTTTACTTTCTATTCCTTCTTTAAATTACGGAGACAAGATTAAAGAAACCACATTATATTTAAAAGGACTAAACAACAATGTACTTTTAGTAGACGATGGACACAATAACTTATATGACAAGAATATAAATACAAGTTCTTTCCTAAATACAGATAATTTATGTGGATATTGGGGATTCCAGGATGCGCATAAAGCTTATAGATACGGCAGAGGAGGAAAAAAGACTTTGTTTATAAGATACGAAAGCGAAGTAATTGAACCACAAGAAAAATCAAAGTCATACCAAGTAGCCTATTCAAGTGGTATTCCTATTAACGGAACTAGAACAGGATTAGCTGCGGAATTTTATGGGGATGGTTATATTCACACTAAAAACTTTGATACCGTCAGTTTTGAATCAGCAGACAATTTCACCATAAGTTTTTGGTTAAAGGCACCGGTATCTCAAAGCGTATTGACTAGTAATAAAAATACAATACTTGACAAAAAATCCATATTATACAGAGAAGAATTCGGAAGATTAAAAAGAGTAAATAAAGGGAATCTAGTAGTAACCGATGTTTTTTCATCTTCTTCCTTTAAATACTACCCAGTGGATTACTACCCTTATGAGTTTTCGGTACATAATCACACCCATCCACAACCAGGAAAACTATCTTTTAGTAGGTCAGATGGGTTTTCAACATTACAATTAACATCTTCTAATTCCATTTTAGATAATAATTTTCATCATGTATGTTTAGTTAAGACAGGTTCAAATGTTAGATTATATGTTGATGGAGCATTAAATTCATCGAGAGCGGATGTCAAAGATGAAACTGTCAATGTAAGTGATATCATGATAGGAGCATCTTCTTTTGATGGAAGAAATGGATATACAGGACTTATTGATGAATTAAGATTTTATAATAAAGCGGCAACATCTCAAAATGTAACAAGTCTTTATAATACATCTTCTATCTCATGTTACCAGACAAGTAGAGTAGGAAATGTATTTTATAGAACAGGTAACTTAGTAATTACAAGCGTAGATAAAAAATATCATGAAATTTTATCTAATAATTGGTTGTTATATTATAAAAATAGCTTAACTTTGTATGAGTTTGAGATGTTATGTAGAATTAAGAGGGGTGATTTTAATCTCACATTGAACCCTTCCTCTACTAAAACTGTTAAGAGTGCAGAGTATTTAGATGATTTCACAGGTTCTTTATCTCCTTATATAACTACCATCGGCTTGTATAACAAATCTAACGAACTAATTGCAGTAGGTAAAATGGGACAAGCTATAAAGAAAAGAGATGATGTAGATTTAAATGTTATTGTAAAATTTGATTATTAACATGGCAGGATTTTTTAACAATTCATTTAAGACTAGACTAGCACAGAAAGAAGGTTATAGATCCAATTTCGAGAAGTCAATTGCTTTACAAATATCGGGATCTTTGGGAGTAGACCCTAAAGATTTGTATGAGAAAAAAGTTATTAAGTATATAAAACCGGAAACTCCTAGAACTTATTTAGCAGATTTTGAGTTACCTAATAATATTATCATAGAAGCTAAAGGAAGATGGACTTTAGAAGAACGAAAAAAGATGATGGACATTATTTCATGTAACCCTCATTTAGATATTAGGATTGTATTCCAGGATCCTCATGTAAGAATTTCAAAAGGAGCTAAAACCACTTACGCCGAGTGGTGCAATAAACACAATATAAAATGGGCGGCTTATTCGATACCTAAGCAATGGTTTGAAGAAAAAAAATAACTATATATGCGTTTTAGATTATTATCGGTTTTAGAGGAAGTGCTAGGTTCTTCGGAATCAGCGGGTAAATCAGACATTGTATTTCACTGCCCCTTCTGTAATCACCACAAAAAGAAGTTAAGTGTAAATTTAACTAATCAAAAGTACCATTGTTGGATTTGCGAAACTAAGGGGAGAAGTATAAGTAATCTTTTCTACAAATATGGTGCAACAAAGAATCAAATTGATCAACTTAGGAATGTTTTAGAGTATTATCAAATGAAAGATGATACTCAAGTAGACATTCCCAACACTTTATTGAAGTTGCCCGATGAATATGTATCATTAGATAAGGTTCCTCACAAATCCGTATTGAACTTCTTAAGGAGGTTTAAGCCTTCATTCACAACTCAGGACATAGTAAGACATAAGGTTGGGTATTGCTTAACAGGTAAGTACGCAGGAAGAATTATTTTACCCTCTTATGATAAAAATGGCACACTTAATTTTTTTGAAGGCAGGGATTTTACAGGTCTTTCGCCTTATAAATATTTAGGTGCTCCTGTTAAGATAAATGATATTATAGTCAATGAATTTTTCCTAGATTTTAAATTCCCCATAGTTATCGTAGAGGGTTTTTTCGACAGCGTATCGGTAAAAAGAAATGTGACTTATTTAACGGGGAGTATAATATCAGAGAAGTTAAAACACAGACTACTCATGGAAGAAACTCCGTTAGTATATGTTGCCATTGACCCGGATAAAAAGAAACAAGCGATAAAGTATTGTTTGGAATTAGGAGCTATCGGTATTCCTACCAAACTAGTTGACTTGGGAACAAAAGATCCTAGTGATTTAGGATATGATGATACATGGCATGCTATAG